ACCAACAGAATTAGAGACACCAGAGCTCCACCGAGTAAAAGTAAGTGGTCAAGAGCTTGAGGTGAGCCTCGATGAACTGAAGGCAGGATATTCTAGAGACTCGGATTATAGACAAAAAACTCACACACTAGGAATGGAAAAGAGAGATCTTGAAACTCAAAAGAGTAGTTTGCGTCAAACTTATGATACTCGTTTATCAGAACTAAACGATTTAATTTCGACAGCTAATCAATTTGTTGAACAAAAACAAGGTGGACAAGATCTTGCTAAACTTTATCAAGAAGATCCAACTGAAGCTGCTAAACTTGACTTTCAATTAAGACAAGAAAAGCAACACATTGAATCTTTAAAAGCTACTGCAAGACAAGCTCAAACTCAACAGTATGAGAGTTACCTTGAAACACAAAAAGAATTAGCTGCAACAAAAATACCAGAGTTTAGCGATCCAAATAAAGCTGACTCTTTTAAACTTAATATGCGTAATTCATTACGTAATTATGGTTTTAATGACCAAGAGATAGGTAGCCTTGCAGACCATAGATTTTTAATGGTAGCAAAAGATGCTATGAGTTTTCAGTCTCAAAAAGACAAAAGACCTATAGTTTCTAAGAAGGTTGCTAATGCTCCTAAAGTTTTAAAAGCTGGTGTTGCTAGATCGAATGTTAGTTCAGGTAGAGAGGAAGTAAGAAATAAAATCAAGACGCTACGAAAGTCTGGTCACATAAGAGATGCCCAGTCAGCAATAGCAGATATGATTAATCTTAAATCTCAACAAAGGAAATAAACAATGGCACAACCAACTAATACGTTTGACACGTATGATTCAGTAGGTGAAAGAGAAGATCTTTCAGACGTTATCTATTCGATAGCACCTACAGACACGCCTTTCCTAAGTTCTGCAGCTAAAACACAAGCAACTGCAGTTCTTCACGAATGGCAAACCGACTCACTAGCAGCAGCAGTAACTAACAATGCTGTTATTGAAGGTGACGAAGCAACTTTAGACGCATCAACTGCAACAGTTAGACTTTCTAACAGTTCTCAAATTATGGATAAAACTGTAGTTATTACTGGAACTCAAGAGTCTGTTGATAAAGCAGGTAGAGCATCTGAAATCGCATACCAAATCGCTAAAAGAGCTAAAGAGCTTAAAAGAGATATGGAAGCTACTATTACTGGCAACATTGCTGAAGTAGGTGGCAATGCATCAACTGCGAGAAAAATGGGAACGCTTGGAGCTTGGACTATTACTAATGATGACAAAGCTTCAGATGGTACAACAGGATCTGGTCTTGGAAACACTGCTAGAACTGATGGAACTCAAAGAGCATTCACAGAATCTCAATTAAAATCAGTAATTAAATCAGTATGGAATGCTGGTGGAGACCCATCTATGATTATGTGTGGGCCTTTCAACAAGCAAAAATTATCAGGATTTACTGGTAATTCTACTAGATTTGACGCTGGTGCAGACGCAACTTTATACACTTCAGTAGACGTGTATGCATCTGACTTCGGTCAATTGCAAGTAGTACCTAATAGATTCTCTAGAGATAGAGACGCTTATGTACTAGACATGGAATATTGGGGAATTGCGTTCTTGAGAGACTTCTCAATGCATGAACTTGCTAAGACTGGTGACTCAGAGAAAAGACAGCTTCTTGTAGAAGCAACTCTAGAATCTAGAAACGAAGCAGCTTCTGGCTTAATAGCTGATTTAACAACAGCATAATAATATACATACTAAGGGGAGTAACCTCAATACTACTCCCCTGGTATTCTTTAAACATTGAAGATCTGAGAGGGGTTAAGATCGGAACAATGAGGAAACAAAATGAGAACACTTAACGACTACTTTTTAACATCAGCAATACCAGATGTATCAGCATCATCATCAACATTTGTAAATGTACCAGATGGTGGAAGAATTATTAAAATCTTTGCACATAACAAAGCAACTACTACAGGAACAGCAGCTATTACTTTTGAAATAGATGGTGTAGCTTGTGCTAGTGCAGCTATAAGTCATGTAGCATCAGGATCTGCAGGTAAAAAATACTCAGTAGAACCTTCTGCAACTAACGATGTCCTTGAAGGATCTGTAATTGAAGCAATCACTAATGGTGGTTCTACAAATGCATCTAAAATGGAAATTACTTACGTTATAAGAAGATAATTAATTATGGGGGTGGCAACATCCCCAAACAACAAGGAACAAAACATGAACTACGCAATGAGACCATTAACTACAGAAAAAGTTACATCTTCTGGTTCTTCTGCACAATCATCTGCATTTAATGCAAATATAGAATATATTAGAGTAATACCAGATGCTGATTGTCATATAGAATTTGGAGTTAATCCTACAGCAGCTAATACTAAAATTTTCTTAGAAGCAAAATCTTCTGAGTGTTTTAAAGTTTCGCCTGGAGAAAAAGTAGCAGTAATTGGATCAGTAAATTTATACGTAACAGAACTATCAGAATAGTATGGGTAAAGTAAGATCAGTTGAATATGATGCTGGAGTAAAGACTAAATACATTCAAGAGTCTAATGGTCAATTAACTATTAATAACTCTCAAGATGTAAACCCTTTGTTAAAAAGAAACAAAGCTCTTTATAATCATGATTCTGGTTATATATCTGGTGCTAAAGAAATGAAAAGAGTGGCAAGTATACCACCTTTAATACTTTCAATATGGGCTAAAGAATATAATGGAACTAACAACTGGTTTCAATTACCTAAAGACATTCAAAGAAAAATTATGAAAACTAAACTTAATAGTAATGAGTTTAGATATTTTAGAACAGCTGAAGGAAATTTATAATGGCACTAACAACATTTTCAGGATTAAAATCATCTATAGCAGATTGGTTAAATAGATCTGATTTGACTAATCAAATTGCAGATTTTATTGCACTAACTGAAGCTGACTTTAATGCTAAACTAAGAATACGACAGATGGAACAAATAGATGCTATTACAATAGACTCTGAAACAGAAACTGTTCCAACTGGTTTTATTGCAGTAAGATCTTTATATATATTATCTGCTAGTACTAAATATGTTTTAGAATACATAACTCCACATAATATGTTTGAGATTAAAGCTGGATCAACAACTGCTAGACCTAGAGTCTATACAATTGAAAGTGATAATGAAACAGAAGCTTTACGTTTTGGCCCTGCCCCTGATTCTTCTTATACTGGGTACTTATCATATTATAAAAGTTTTGGAGCTCTTAGCGATACTAATACATCAAATTACATTTTAAATAATCATCCAGGAATATACCTGTATGGTTCATTATATCATGCAGCAAACTTTCTAGGTGGTATAGATCCTAATCAAGTACAACAATGGTTACAGATGTATATATCTGCTATGGAAAGATGTGAAAATAATGATAAACAAGATTCATATGGTGGAGCACCTGTTACACAAAGAACAGATGTCCAAACTGATTTATCATTTTATAGAAGTAGATAATGGATTTAAAAGATAAAATTGTAGGTTTATCATTAGCAGCAGCAATAGGATTAATTGGTTGGAACTTAAATGAAACAACTAAAATGAGAACTGAAATTTTACAAATTCAACAAGGACAAGTTATTTTATTTAAAAAGATTAATAGAGTACAAAAAGTTTTAAAAAAAAAAGCAAATAGATGATTGATAAAAAAGAAAGAAAACAATTAAAAAAAGCATCAGCTCATCATTCCAAAAAACATATGGATATGATGGTTAAAGATATGAAAGCTGGTTTAAGTTTTAATAAAGCTCACAAAAAAGCTATTAAAAAAGTAGGAAAATAATGCAAATACCTTTTGGTGAATGGCTACCTGATCAACCAGAACATGGAATGAAAGGTGCTAACGTAGCAACTAATGTTTATCATGCTTTGGGATCTTATAAAAGATTCCCATCATTAGTATCATATTCTACTAATAATATTGGAAAAAATGCTAAAGGTGCAGGATCATTTAGAGATAATGCTAATAATATCTTTAACTTTGTAGCAACTAAAACAGATATATTTCAATTAGCATCAGGAACATTTACATCTCGTAAATCAGGATTAACTGGTGGAGAAGCAGATTTTTTTACATTTACACAATTTGGTAACTATGTAATTGCAAGTAATGGAGTAGATCAACCACAATATTATTTAATGGGAACATCTACAAACTTTGCAAATCTTAATGCAATTCAATCAGCAGGTACTACACCTCTGTTTAGAGTATCAGGTGTTGTTAGAGATTTTTTAGTAAGTGGTAATATTAGTACAGCTACTAACAGAATACATTGGTCTGGAATTAATGACATAAGTGCATGGTCAGGTAAACAATCTGACTTTCAAGACTTACCAGGATCTGGTGGTAAAATAGTTCATATTACTTCTGGAGAAGTAGGTTATGTATTTAGACAAAATCAAATTATTCGTATGGACTATGTTGGTGGAGCAGTAGTGTTTAGACTGTCTGTAATCTCACCAAACAGAGGAGCTGTATATGGACAAACAGTATGTCAAGATAATAGAGATGTATTCTTCTATTCAGATGATGGCTTTTATCAAATAAATGGTGATAGCGTAGCACCTATTGGTGTAGAAAAAGTAAACAGATTTTTTGATTTAGATTTAAACAAAGCATATACAGATAGAATTAAAGCAGCTACTGATCCATTTAATCAGTTAGCTATGTGGGCATATCCAAGTAAAGATGGTGC